TATTAATGGTTTAGCGGGATATTCAGCTCCTAATCCTGCATCAAATGTAATTACAGTTACAAGAGCAGTGGCAGGAGCTTCAAATTTAACTGTAACTTCTTCTGACCCTACAAGATTAGCTGTTACAAATTTTGTTACTCCTGCAACTGCTTATACTGTAGTTGGTAATCATACATCTTGTGTGTTTGGTTCATTTTATGATTCAACATATCAATTTTCAAAACCTTATATGAGAGAACAAGGACAAACAGGAGTCGTATCTATTACTTCAGGACGCTATCAAATAAGAACAATGTCAATAGATTATGAAGACAGTGGTTTCTTTCAAGCTGACGTAACACCTGAGGGGCGTTCAACAACAACTTATGAAATGAGTGGGACTGTTATTAATTCATCTGGTGCTATTATAGGACAGCCAAACATTGATAGTGGTACATATAGAATACCAATACAAGCACGTAATACTGATTTTACTTGTACATTAAAATCTAATTCACACTTGCCTTGTCATTTTATATCTGCTGAAATAGAAGGATTTTATCATAGACGCTCAAGAAGAGGATAATGGAAAAATATGTAAGGAAAGCGAAGCTCAAAGACGCTCTTGAGTTAGCCCCTAAAATGAGAAAATTAGATAGACAGGAAATTATGGCGTCTCATAAACTGTTTCCTTTAAAAGCTTTAGTATTGCCTTTTACGTTTGATAATCACAGAACGTATTCAATTATAGGAACTAAAGAAGAGGGTATAATAGGTATGTTTGGGTCTAGTCCCAGTGAATATCAAAAAGGTTATGGAGTGGCTTGGTTATTAT